ACTGTTGCTCTTACTGTGTTAATCATTTCAAATTGTTATTTAAACAAAGATACGAAAAAAAAAAGAGGCTTCATTTTAGTGAAACCTCTATAACATTTAAACAATTAATTGCATTATTATGCAATACTTATTCGTCTATTTTTTTTAATCTATTACTTAATAAAGTAAATACTGCCTGCCCTTCATCACTTTGAAAGAACGATGCCAATATAAATAAAGGATCTTCTCCGTAGGGAACAGTTAGTAGTTTTTTCTTGTTTTGTTTTAAATTATAATAAACATCTTTTTCATTTTTCATTATAATTAAATTGTTAGACAAAAATTGAGAACATTTATTTTGTAAAATTAATAAAGGATCGTTAAGAGATTCTAAAAAATCTTGAGGGTATTTTCTTGCAAATAACCTAATATCTCTTTTTAATTCTGCCGAACTAAGTTTGTCCACATTTAATCCAATTACAACTCTACCTATAGTCTCCATAAGCTCTAAGCTTAATCCTTTGGCAGATACTTGTGCTTCAAGCTCCATATCTAAAGTGTCAACATCAGCAGTAGCATCAACCTCTTTATCTACTTCCATAAATAAATGTCCGTTAGATGGGTGTAATGATAAAAACTGTTGTAATACTGGATTTGTTTTAGGAACAAATAAAAACCCATCTTCAAATACGATAGGCTCTAGGATGGCATTACCATCTTGCTCGTCCTCGAAAGGACTTTTTTGATTTCTTGCATAACGAAGCGCTCTGTTTACTCCTTTGTCTTCGTCAAAATACATTAAAGGTGATCGTCTGCTATTTCTAGCTGGTATCATTAAACTTAAAGGAGCAACATCTCCTTTTAATTTGTAAGTTTTATTTACTAAAACTATTTTTTTTGTGTTTTTCATTTGATTTAAATTAAAGTTTATAAAAGTAATAATTACCCCCGTCTTTATAACGAGGGTAAAAATTACAAATTGTTATCTTATCCTTTGAATAAGAAGAAGTTATTAGCACCTAAAGTACATAAAGCTCTTTCTGATAAGAAGTTTACTTCCATTGCATCTAAGCTAGAAGTAGCCGCTCCACCAGCAGAACCTGTAATCCAAGTTTTATAACGTCTGTCTTCAGTTTCTGAAGCTCTGTATCTAACGTGTAAGAATGGTCTCTTAGCGTTTTTACCAAGTACTTGGTCATAAACTGTAGTTGAACCAGCTGGTACTAAAATACCATTGATTTTTCCACCTACTAAACCACCTCTCATTGTTGGGTCATTTAAGTATTTCCAGTCAGACTTGTAAAAGTCATATCCTCTACGGAATCCTGTAAATCCTAAGTTCAATGCCATATCTTTGTCATTGTCAAAAAGACCATAAGAAGTACCATTTGCACCATAAGAGTTTTGAGAAGCTAACATATCATCAATATCAAATCCAAACTCTCTGTTTAAGAAAATAACATTTTCTTCAATAGATCCTTGTTTGTCTAATCTTTGGATAATAGAATCGAATTCAGCTAATGTACTTGGGTTTCCACCAGACCATACATTACCTCTGTTGTTTACTACATAGAATAAACCTTCAGATCCTTTGTTACCAACTCCTGAAGCTACACCTGCTGCAATTGCTGCAACACCACCACCTGCTGCTGCTGGAACTGCTTCCACCATAGCTGTTTCTAAGTAGTCTTCAAATCTTAATCTTGTTTCGTGTTCAGACTTTAAGTACCATAAGAAACCAGTCGCTCCGTTTTCTGTAGTTACCTCAATCCATCCAATTTGAGCCATATCAGATCCTGATACCGCATACTTATCTTTTATGATAATTGGTGAATTGCTGTAAATATCATCATCAGCTTCTAATTGACCTTGCATTCCGTTTGTTCCTTTTTGGAATTCAGAACCATATACAAATAAAGAAGTAACAACTGCTGCCGCTACTGCTTGACCTGCTGCTTCATAATAAGCTACAGTAATTTGAGCGTTAGCTGTATCTACTGCAGTAATTAATGCTTTGTTAGTTAAAACTGAAGCTGCTGTGTTATCAGAGATCATAATTGTTTGACCTACTCTTAAAGCGATTGATCCGCTTCCTGGTACCAATACATCACCTACAGTTAATACTGCTGTGTTAGACCCTGCAGCTGCTGCTGAAGTTACGTCTATGTATTTAGTGTGTAATCTTCCTTGTTCTGCCCATTTGATAAGGTCAGAGTTAGAAGGCATTTCAGCACCTACCATTCTTAAGAATGATGCTACTGTTCTGTTTCCATATCTTTCAAATTCTTTTTCGTAAGTATCTGGTAAATACTGATTTAAGAAATCAAAATTTGTGATATAGTTTGTTTGTAAAACTACTTGTTCTGCACTAGGCTGTAGTGCAAAAGTAGGATTCGCTGCTATTTGTCCTGCCATTTTAAAATTTTTTAATTGTTAATTATTTTTGTTTTTACTCCTTATTCGCAAACCTCTTCCTGAATCTGTATTAACCGCTCTTGCTTGAAACCCTTTCTGTGGAGATGATTGAGGTGTTTGCCTCAAGCTCATATTGATGTTTTTACTTTTTTTCGAAACATCACCTATGGCATCTGCCTTGCCTTGCTCATAAAAATACTGAGCTAGTTTGTCTGGGTTCATTGCTGCGTTTAATGCTTTGTGCCAACCTTGTGCATCATTAACTAAACCATCTTCGCCTAAGTACTGATTTATAAAACTCTGTACATTGACTTGTTTTGATTTAATCTCATTTGCATCACCAGATGAATAAATTACATTTTTATCTCCTATATTGAACTCAAAACCTTTGAACTCGGAGTTAAAAACCTCATCTGTTTTTTTCTGAAAGTACTCAGACTTTCTTTTGTTGGACTCTACTTCAGTTTGAGCCTTTTGAACATATTCCTTGTAAGCATTGATTTCTTTAAGTTGTTCTTCCGAATACGAACTCCCACTTGACTCAAGAGGAGTTTTATATGTTTCCGATAGCTTACTTAAATATTTCTTAGCTATTGCAAGTTCTCTTTTTTTAGATATATTTTTTTTCTTTATATCTCTATCATCATCCACTTCTTCATCATATCCAAACTTATCTTCCATAAGATATTGAATATCTTCAGAATCTAAATCTGATTCAGTTAAAGAGTAATACTCTTTTAGTATTTGATCATCTTCTAAATTATCATAGCTTTTATTGGCTTTAATAAAATCTTCAAATCCTCTACCTGTTTCTTTTTTAAAATCTAGATACTTAGAAACCTCATCAGGTAATGGACTGTTTTTTTCTTGTTCAGAAAACAATTCATCTACTGAAGAAATATCTTTATTATATCTTTCTTTAATATAAGAAAGTACATCCTCGTCTTTTATTTCTGGCAAATCAGCAATATCCTGTTCTGCCTTATTTTCTTCTATTGTTGTTTCTTTTACAGTATTACTTGTTTCTGAAACATTTTCATTGACATCAGATACTTTTAGACTTTCTTCGTGTTTATCTAAAAGATTCTGTTCAACTTCTTGTGTTGATTTCTCTTCTATAGGAGAAACTTCTTTTACTTGTTTGAATTCCATTTGATTTTATTTTTGTAAAGTTAACATTTATTTAAATATATTTTTTAATACTTATCTTGGTTCAAACTCCGCTAAATCAAAACCATCTAAGCTATCTTCCTTAGATTCGAAATTAACTGGAGCTAAATTATTTTTACGTTGTTGTATTAATTTTGATTGTTCAGTATTTGCTTGACTTATTCTCTCAGCTTTTGCAGTTTCTCTTTGATCCTCTCTTTTAGACATTGCTTCGACCTCAACTCCTTTAAGTTTCATCTGTAAGTCAAACTCTAATTTCATTAACTCTGACTTAATAGAAGCTTCTCCTTGCATTTTTTGTACCTGGAATTGCATATCACTCTGCTGTAACTGAACTTTTGCTTGAGTCTCTGCTTGTAGTTTTTGCATAGCTGCTTGTGCTGCCATTTGCTGAGATTGTTGATTTATTTGAGCTTGTTGTTGAGCTGCAGCTGCTTTTGCTTTTTCTTCAGCTTCTTGTTTTCTTTTTCTCTTTAATTTAAGAACTTGATTTGCAACCTTTAAATTTTTAATTTCCCTAATATCAATTGCATCTTCTAAATTTATAGAGTCTCTTTGTAATGCCATTTGAATATTTTTTTCCAACATAGCCTTTTCTTCTTCATCAGGAGTTACCTCTATAAAAATACCAAAATCACTTAAATATAAATTTGTTATTTCATTTAATACAGATACATTGTATTTACCAATTTGATTTATGAACTCTTCTCTAAAGTCAGCATATTCTAAAACATCAGCTATTCTTGATGATAATGCAGTTGCTAAATTTTGAGTAATACTTAAACCTGCTTGTAAAATGTGTCTAGTAGCTGTGTTGCTATTTAATGCAGCCATTTTCTGTAATCCTACTAATGAGTTTTCATCTGGTAAAGATCCGTCTCTAGCTTCGTTTAATCCTGAAACATCTCTCATCATATTTAAATAATGATTATATGTACCAATTAAACTTTGTATTTTAGATTGACCAGAACTAGCTGTTAATTGTTGAATAGGAACTTTAGCTTGATTGTAATCTCCATCTTGAGTATAACTTCTACCTATAACAGAACCTGTTTGAAAATACATTCTTAATGCATCTTCTGGATTATAAGCAGCTCCAGTACCAAGGTCAACTTCGTTTAGTCCATCTGCATCTATAAAAACACCATCAGGAACAACCTTAGATAATACTTGTTGTAATTTTAAATGTGTAATCTGAATCAAATCAGCAAACGTAATCATACGTCTTACTAAAGATTCAACAACACCTTTATACATTCTAGGAGCGCAAGCTATATATTCTGGATATACATTTTGACTAGCTGATTGTGGTCGTGCCATATTTTCTGCCATCTCCCACTTTAGCATAATGTTAGTTCCCATAATCATAACTCCCTCATACCATACATCAATAGTTTTTGAAACTTTTTTAAATTTCCCCTCTTCCATCATTTCAACAGAAGGATTAAAATCATCTGTTTTTTCAATAACTTTTTCAGCACCTACATTATTAATTTTCTTTTTGTAAGTAAATGTGTTTGTGGTTTTGTAATTAAAAAACAAAACAGTAGCACTATCTTTACTAAATAAACTATTATTATAAAACTGAGATGTATTGTGATAATCATACCAGCTTTGACTGTACTTAGAAATTTCTTCCATATCCTCTTTAGTAAGAGTTGGATCTATTTTCTTTAATTCAATTATTGGTAATGTTTTAATTTCTCCCCAATAAAAACAATCTTTAAAATGAGGGTCTTCCGTATAACTATAAACTAAATTAGCTGGATCAACATAATCTATTTTTATTCCATCACCAGGTAAAAAAGAATGTCTAGCTACAGATATACCTAAAACTGTTTGATCGTAATCTAAACGTCTTTTAATTTCTAAATACTTATTTTCTTCAAATACAGTATTTATAGCCTCTTCTTCTGCTATCTCTATTGATGGCTTATACTTCATCTGCATATGTAAAGCTAGCTCCTCACTATCGTTAGGCAGCTCATCTACATTACTAGAAAAAGCATTAACATCAAAATCTTTATTTACTTGAGTAATTAATTCTTTAGAAGCCATATCAGCAGCTATCATACGCTGATACTCATTTCTTCTATCCATAGACATAGCATCTTGTGCATATGCTTTTACTTGAAATATCCTATCTGACATTCCATTAACAACAATATCTACAAACTTTGGTATTATAGGTACAGGAGTCCAGTCAAGGTTTAAGTAACTTAAATCACCATCTACTGCTAATTCGTTTTTATACTTAGACACAGATTGTTCGCCTCTAGCATAAAGTCTTAGTCTATGAAAGTCACCCCATTGATTGTAAAATCTATTTGTGTTTCCGTCTTTTCTAAACCACTCGTATTGTATGGCTTGCCCTATTTGTAATCCAAATTCTAAAGTTTTCTTTGTTGAATCAGAAACAAACTGACTTGGAAAACCCATAGGATTAATGTCTATTTTTACATCTTGCATTTACCTTATAATTTTGCTGTAACTTCCCTTATTGTCATATCTTGCAAAGTTAAACTTTATTTTTGACTCTTTTTTAACGGCTTGATACAAATGCTTTTGTATAGCCATTAATGCTAATCCAGAACTAATAGTTGCATCAAACTTAGTTCTGTTATTAATATCAAACCTTGCCCAATCTTCTAAGGTACGACTAAAATACATATTTCCAATTAAATCAGGGTCTCTATAATCTCCACTAAAATCAATTCCTACATATTTTTCTATATAAGATTCTATAGATGCAGCGTGAGATTGTTTAACATCTTCACTAGAGTTTGGTATACCACCTAACTCTTTTTCTGTTTTAGATAATTTATTATATGCTTTATCTGGTCTATTAATACTATAACCTCTATAACCTCTGTTTTTAAAATGATATAATAATCTAGGTTTATTATTTTCAACTAAAATAGGCATACCATAAAATACACAAGCCATTAATACTTCTTCAAAAAATATTTCAGCAGTTTGAGGTCTAGCTACATATTCTAAAAAAAATTCATTACTAGGAGCATCATCCATATTAAATCTAGTTACTCCGTGTAAAGCGCCATTAGAACCTCCACCACCTACAGTTCCTGATATGTCATAACTATCACAACCAAATGCGCCTATATGATCATTACCTGGGTATTTTCTACCGTTCTTAATATAACTATTATTTTGCAATTGTTTTTTAGGTGTCCAAGAAATTAAAAATCTACCTCTAGTATCTGG